AAATTATAAGTCAAGTTAGTGGGGTAACAGGTAGTATTGGTTTATATATCGTAGAACCAAGTCAATCAAAACCATTTGTTGACGTTGTAACCTCAACACAACCCTTTGTTGTGACGAATAAACCTATTGGTGGATTTTCTAACCAAACAATACAAAATGCTCTGAATTCTAATTTCAGAATGGTATTAAACAACTCAACCGTTCTATCAAAAGCAACTGGATTTGACTTAACTAACCCAAACAGATCTTTATTATTAACACCTTGGAATTGTTATAGTTTAACACCAGACGGACAATATATCTATACAATGCCGTCTCTCGGTACTAACGTCTATCAAACAACACAAGAATGTTATAATGAAAACGGAAGTCAAAAAATAAATGTAAGCAACAATCCTGCGGTCCACAATGGAACTACAAGAGTTTTCTGGAAAGCCCCAAACTATGGGTATTTTGATAATAATTTTGTTTCAAAACCAAACCCAGATCAATATCTAACAACAATTTTTAGTGGAACATCAAATCAATTAAACTATGGTTTTTTAAGTGAATCGTCAGAATATTCTAAAATTGATGATTTATTTACAACTTTCACACCTGAAATTTTAGATCAGTTTGAACAACAATTTTTAAACTTTAGTAAGTCAATTTATGATTTTGAATCTATTGTACAACCAAAAAACGAAAATACTGAAATTGAAAAGAGAAATGAGAACTTCCAAGCACTAATGATTGAAATGTTTAAAATTCCAGTTATAACTGGTGTTGAGGGTTCAGCGCTTATAGATAAGATTACCGAATCACAAAAATCAATAATACAAAAAAATATTGATGAGTTTATGAATTACTCGGTTGTAATAAAAATCGGAAACCCATCAAACTTTGATAAAAAACTTTTTTATTCGTTCTCAACACAATTTATCCAAGACGAAAATTCTTGGAATGGATATGTACAATCATCACCAAACGCCTTACCAACACCAACTAATGGTGTAACTTTAGCACAATCAAAACTCCAATATCCAGGTACTTGGAGAGCAATAGAAACTTATATTGGATTTTCAGAAATACCAGAATTAAAATATGACAATAACGGTTCATACATTACAGACTTTTTTATTGATATGAACGTTGAGTTTAGTGAAAATAATGTTAAAAGATTTTACCCTATAATTAATTTATATGCAACACAAAAATTAAATGACCCAACACTGAATCAAACTAAGTTTTTTGGGTTAATGGATCAATACGTAACAAATGGGGATACATATTTGAAATTAATTTTAGATGATACTTTAATAAAAACTAGATCTAAACTGGGAACTATTAATGTAACAACAGAAAATACAGGTGTTAAATTTACAGAATTTACCGGAGAACAAACTAGGTTAGAAATTTGGGAAACATTAAAGGGGTTAAATGATAAGTGGATATCTGGCGGGGACTTTAAGTCAAAAACATTATTTGAGGATGTTATAATATTAGATAGGGCAAGTAGAGACGTTGGACAAAAAATATTCGTTGACATTTTTAAATTAAAAGACTTAATTGAATTTGCGAATTATAATAACACTATGTTAGGTATAATACAAGAAATTTTAGAAAACCATAATAGGTTTAAAACTTTTATTGTCCCAACATATGCTAATTTTTACAACGTACAAAATGTTAGTAAAACCCCAACACCAAGACCAGAAGGATCTTTAGAATTTGCCAACACATTGTTTGGTACATTTACAACAGTTGATTATAGGGAAACTACCGCTAAGTATGTCTCAATATACACAAACCCACCAAGTGCAAATTTAGCACTTAATGAAAATAATGATTATAGGTTTAGAGACGATGCTTTTGATTTAAGAAGAGCATCAGACAACCCATTGATTGAAAATCAAGAAGGTAAAACAGATTGGGATAAATCAAACAAGGTCGTTGGGTTTAATGTTGATTTTGGACCACAAAACCAACAAATTTTTAAACAAATGGACATAAGTCAAGACCCGGGATTACCAACAGAGCTGGGGCCTCTCAGAGCGCCTCATTGTACAATGTTTATAAGAATAGAAGTTATAAGTGTTCAATTGATATGATGGGTAATGCCCTCATACAACCGGCAATGTACTTTAACCTAAGAAATGTTCCACTATTTAGTGGTCCGTATATGATCACCAGTATACAACATAGGATTAGTGAAAACGGATTTGACACAACGTTTGAAGGTCAAAGACAAGCTTTTTACAATCTTCCGTCAATTGATAATTTATTACAAGCACTTGCGACTACAATACTTGAAACATTAAAAACAAGATTGGAGACCCAAGATAAAGAAATACAAGAAAAAAATAATATTATATCACAAAAGGATGGTGTGATAAGTAAAATAAATTCAGATAAAAATGTTTTAACACTAAATCAAAATTGCTCTACCAATTTAAATAGTAGTTTTAATGAATTTACAAATACAACACCAACACAAACATCAAAATCAATTAAAGAAGTGATACCAATAATTGATACTAAAATAAATAAACTATCAATGAGTGATACCAATAAAGGTAAATTGTTAGATTTTATGATTACAACAATGTATATTGAAACCGGAACAGAACAAGGGTTTAAATCGTTTGACCATAATTACGCATCAATTAATTTAAATATCAATCCGTGGGGAGCAACTGCGTTAGCTTACACGAATAAAAAATATTTCTGTGTTAACAGAGGGAACAATGAAAAGAATAAAAACATACCTTTAGCATCATTTAACTCCTTTAACGACTTTGTTGATATGTTTATTGAGAAATTCCAAGGAAAAGTATCAACAATCAAAACATATACAGATGATGATGGAACTTTTAGTGAAAAACTAGCCGAAGCATACGTAACACAATGGCCGGTAACTGTTGAAGACAATGTTTGGACCAACCTACCGGATTCGGATAAAGAAAAACTTAAGAAAAAAGTTAGTAAGGCAATACAATTCGTTAATTCATTCTATAAAGGATTTTAATTTTTTAATAAACTTAGATATTTATAAATAAAAAACATATGACTACAAAACTTATACTGGATAACTACTTGGGAAAAAACACAAGAGTATCCGAAAAAGATAATGGGGACGGTACAAAACAAGTTTGTGATCTTGATACTGGAGATTGTTATACAATTAGAATGAAAGATGGTTTAATTGAAAGAGTTGACAATACACTTAGACAACACAAAAAAGTCCAAGTGGAAACAAAAACAGGAATAAAAACTTTATTAAACGGATAAGATGGGAATTGATAATAAAATTTTAGAAGAAATTGAAAGATACAAAAGTATCAACAACTACATAATGGAACAAGCCCCACCTCCACCAACTGATTTACCACCAGCTCCGGAAGGTGATGCACCACCACTACCAGGAGGCGAAATTCCACCCCCACCAGGAGGTGAAGTCGGAGCGGTACCAACACCTGAGCCACCGGCGCTAGAACCTGGAACACCAATTGATGTTGCAACAGACGCCGATGTTGAAGAAATTGATGCTGAAGAAGGTGGTGAAGAGACACTTGACATTACGGATCTTGTTGACACACAAAAAACTATGTCAGATAAACAAGAGGAGTATTTTAATAATTTATTTTCACAACTCTCAAATCTTGAATCTAAACTTGGAGAAATGGATCAACTCGTAACTAAAATTAATAGTCTTGAAGCTAAATTTGATCAGTTTAGACCAAAAACACCAGAAGAAAAACTTGAATTAAGAAGTTTAGATTCCGGACCTTTTAAACAAAAATTATCTGATTTCTTTATTGACAAACAAGAAGAAATGAAACAATCTGGAAAAAATGAATACATATTAACTTCTGATGAGGTTGAGGACTACTCACCTGGGGAAATAAAAACATCCTTCCAAAACTATGAAGGGGAGAATGAAAATATGATGTAATATTTTGAGAAGGACATTCGTGTCCTCCTCTATTTTTTTTTAACTTTATTGACTACTACTTTTTTATAACTTATATTTTCTACGTAAACTTTTAACAAATATATATAATATGGCGACAAACAATGTTTTAGATGCAGTTTTGGCTCAGTATGAGAGTGCAAAACAAAGTGGTTCTTCTTCCACTTCAAAAATGTCACAAGAAGAAAGAATGAAAAAGTATTTTGCTGCAATACTTAAAGACAATGAAAAGCAAGCACAAAGAAGAATCCGTATACTACCTACGACAGACGGATCATCCCCTTTCAAGGAAGTTTGGTTCCACGAAGCCCTAATTGACGGGAAATGGCAGAAGTTCTATGATCCAGGAAAAAATGACAATGAAAGATCACCATTGAGTGAGGTTTATGAAGAACTTATGTCAACTGGTAAAGAATCTGACAAAGAATTAGCAAAACAATACAAACCTCGTAAGTTTTATATTGTTAAGGTTATTGATCGTGATAACGAGCAAGACGGACCAAAGTTCTGGCGGTTTAAACACAATTACAAACAAGAAGGAATCTTCGATAAAATTATTCCAATTTATAAGGCAAAAGGTGATGTTGCTGACCAGGACAAAGGACGGGATTTAATCCTTGAACTTACAAAGGCAAAAACACCAAAAGGAGCTTTCTATACCGTAATCCAGACAGTTATGTATGATGATCCATCTCCGGTTCACGAAGACGTTGAAACTATGACAGAATGGGTAAATAATGAACTTACTTGGGAGGATGTTTATTCTAAAAAACAAACCGAATACCTTGAATCAATCGCAAGAGGTGAGACACCAAAGTGGGATTCTGACGCTGGAAAATACATCTATGGTAATTCATCCGAAAGTGAAATTTCACTTGGAGGTGGAAAATCAAGCAACCAACCTAAAGTTGAAGATCGTAAAACAGAGGATCCTCAAGTGAATGACGAGGTTGACGAAGAACTACCATTTTAATTAATTAAATAAAAAAATAAACATAGACACATAGACATAATATGTGTCTATGTTTTTATGTATTATGATTTCAGTTCTAACTTTAACATATCAAAGACATCATTTATTAGAGGAAGCAATTCAGTCGTTTTTATTACAAGACTATAAAGATGGTGAAATGGTAATCATAAACGATAGTCCAAACGCACATTACACGTTTGATCACCCACAGATTAAAATATATAATTTACAGGATAGATTCCCAAATTTATCTAAGAAATTAGAATGGGGTTTTAAACAATGTAAAAACGAATACGTCTATAGATTAGATGATGATGATCTGCTCGGACCAAACGCACTTAAAATGTCCGAAGAGTTTATTTTAAAAAATCCGGGGTATGACGTATACAGACCAAAACAACATTATTTTTTCGTACATAATAAATTTGAAAGTATTGGGGGTAATGTCAACAACGGTAATGTATATACTAAAAAATACATAGATAGTATACAATTTCCAGATAAAAGTTTTGGTGAAGATTTTGACATTACATATAAATTTAAACCAAAAATTTATGAGAGTGATGGTAAACCAACTATGATATATAGGTGGGGAATGAA